TTAGAACGTCCTTCTTCATGCTCTAAATCTACCTTGCCATCAAAATAGCTTTGCGCTCGTTCACGCTGAAAACTTAAATCACCATCCACATAATCAATCGCTGATTGAATAGCCGCTTTAATCGCGCCTTGAATCTCATCTTTTTGCATCTTTGGCATTACTTAACTACTCCTGTGGCCCTAATAAACCGCCCACTAATGGCGCTGTAATCCTTGATTGTGTATATGGTTGTAAAGGCTGTCCACGTATGATTGCTTCTAGCTCTTTCTTTTGACGCATTATACCACGATCAGACAAGGCTTTAGCCCCTGCACCTGCTACAGTTACCGCTGCCATTGCTGGGTTTGTTGCTATAGCGCCAATATTTAAAGCAGTCATTAGGCCGTTACCAGTGGGTGATAGCTTGCCTATATTTCTCATCACATCAACACCGAAGTCACCACGTACAAAAACTTCCATTTGTTTCTTTTCTTCTACACTAAACCACCTAGAATTTTTAGGGTTAATCATTATATTTGTAACAGCCTGCCTATACTTATTAAATATATTTCCACCTGAACCAGATCCAGCAGTTTGCAGCTCTGCTTTCTTAAAAGCCTCATCAAGTAGTTCAGACTTTTTAAATAATGAATTGGCATGTCTGGCAATCTGCATAACCTCAGTGGATCCAGTATGGGCAAACATAGCATCATCAACTTCGTCAATCATATCCCTAATAATTGTTTTTTCTGCATCAGTTCCAGAAGTATGGCGTTGCCACAATCCCTGTCTAACTTTATCTAACTCAGTTAAAGTTAACTCTTTTCCTTTTTGCTTATTAATAAGATTAAATGCGGCTAATGCTTGCTTGTCAATGTCTTGGCTGTAACCTTGATTTTTAACTAAATTTCTTTCAATATTTCCAACCATCTTACCTATTTCTGCTGGTGCATATCTTTCACCAGATATTTCTGCAAACTTATACGCTTCTGTCTTTGATTTTTTTAAATTATCTATAGTTGGTGTTTTTACTGATTTACTAAAAAATCGGTCAAATACACCCTTTCCTACCTTCATCATCTTTTCTGAACCAGCCCCAAATAATAATGCAGGTATAGCTACAATGGCAGCATCCTTACCTCTATCTAGTACACTACCATCAGCAGACATAAACGCGTAAGGCATGGCAAAAGCCATTGAGTCTAAAGCCGCTTTTCCAGTAGGTTTAAGGTTTGTAAACTTACCTACTTGTGCTAGCTTTGCAGCAGGGCTTAGTATAGCTCCAGCAAGCTCTCCACCGATAGCTAAAGCAGGCTCTTTATCTCGAAAATCTTTTACCTTTCTGCTTTCTTCCTGCTGAATTGCATTAAAGTTTTGATTGTAGTCAGTGCTATAAGGGCTTAAACCCTCTGGTATAAATGTTTGAGCAAAAGCACCTAAAGCACCCATACCTTCATCAAGACTTCCTACAGAGAGTCCTTGACCAGTAGCCCTAACAGTACCAGCGACTTTATCAATTATGGGCATATTTACTTCTTTTTCAGGGCCACCATAAATGCTAGTAAACGCCTTAGCCATTTCTTGATCTGTAGTTCCATCTTGAAATTGGTACGACTTACCATCTGGCCCTTTGCGAGTTATCATTCAAATTTACCTGTTATTGGGTTCCATGTAGGAATGATTGAATTTGCGCTAGGTGCAGCAGGTGCCATTGAACCTCCTGCATTAGGGTAAGCGTTTGCTTTGCGCATAATCTCAGTATAAATTACCTCTAACCTTCCTAAGTTTTCTAGCAGTTGGCTTTCACTTTGATTTAAGTCAAGACTACCTAGTACCGAAGATAATAGCGTCATTTCTTGAGCGTTTATAGCACCTAAAGCACCGCCTGTTGGGCTTTCATTGCGCATTTGTTGAAGACGATCAAAACCAATGTTGCCTTTTATAGTGTTAGCTAAAGTTTCTGCGTCAGACCTAGATGATGCAGGAACATTACCAGCTAAACTACCTGTCGGGCCTGTTACAGGGTTTACCATAGTTTGGTTTGATAATAATTTTCTAAGCCTGCCAATGTCTTGTAAAACAATACCGCCAGTTCTTGCTGTAGTTCCTTGCGCCTCAACATCCTTACCTTCAAGCTCTGCTATTTTGTCTGCTGCTGGGCCTCCCTGTATTGGGCGTAAAGCCCTAGCACCTGAATCAGTTGTATAAACTTCATATCCTGTTGGTATAGTACCCATCTCAGAGCTAGTATTAATATCTATATTAGTACCTCCCCCACCTATACCCGACAACTCTTGAGTGTCCACATTTAGTTTATAAACCTTATTAGGGTCTAGTCCCATAGCTTCAGCAGAACTGCCTGTAATTGTCTTAAACTTTCCTTTACCTCTGTTTCTCGCTTCGGTAACAGCAGCTTGAGGCGTTAAAAACCCACTAAGCAAGTCTTTTGAAATATCAGGGTACTTATCCCCTAATATCTGCAGTGCTTGAGCAGTGTGACGCTTTAACTTCTCAGCCTCTAACTTATTGCCAGACCTTAAAGCAATCGACTCGCGTTTACGGTCAATACCCTTCTGTTGGCTATCATAATATCCCTGACTAGCATTAGGATTCATTGTGAAGCTATTAAAAAGTTGACTCATTTGAAGCCACTTCTCACGCTCTGCTAGTGGATCTTTTGCCTCGCTAATTGGAGTCATAATTGAATCTAAAATGCCCATCATACACCCCTTAAAATGCCTTAATACCAGAACCCAATTTTAAATAATCCATCAAGCCCATTTCATTAGACTTGGTAACGCTTCCTACTGCTGGAGCCTGCCCTACTGCCTGCAATAAATACTGCAAGCTATTAGCTGGTGCGTTTGTATATCCAGCGTATTGGCCCTTAGCGTCATTAATTAGCTGTTGGTTCATTGCCTGCTGCTGCAAGCCCTGCTGATCCATATTACCTTGAATTGTCTGGCCCATGCCAAAGCCTAAGTTAGACAAGTTACCAAGCTGTGAGCCTGCATTTAGACGCTGTTGAGAGCCTTGAAATCCTGCCTGCTGATTAGCCATGCTAGCTTGTCTAGCCATGTCCTGCGCGTTCTGATAGCCGCCCATTCGCAGTCCTGAAGCTGTACGTGCTGCCTGATCTGCAAATCCGCGATTAGTCTCTGCTGCTGCAATACCATGCCGTGAACCACCAAAGGCATTAGCCGCACCTGCTTGTGCGTCACCTGCGTTCTGAGTCATTAAGCGACTACGCTCTAGATCACCTAGAGACTGCTGCACTACTTGAGACTCATACGGGTTAGTGTACTGCTGCAAGTTAGCTTGGCTAGGTGCGCCAATAGCCATAGGTCGATAACCCATCTCATTAGATGCGCCCTGTTGTGCCTGTTGAATACCTTGCGCTGCTGCTTGGTTGACGTTAAAGCCTTGAGGCTGTTGCATCTGTTGCGCTGCTGCTTGGTTGACGTTAAGGCCAGCAGGATCTGGATTTGTACGTCGCATATTACTCATGCTAGTTTCACTAGCCATAGGCGGTAAGGTTCTTGGGTCTATAGCTTTCCCACCTCTAGGGGCTACCCCACCATGTGGCACAAAAGGATGCTCCTCAGATATAGGATTTCTAAAACCACCTCTTGGGGTTACTTGTGTGTTTCCGCCTGCTGGTGCTGCCATAATCTTATTCCTTAACTTGTAATAGTTACTTTAGTAATGTGCTTGCCAGTTACCTTAGCAACCATTCCAATCATAAATATAGGTGGGTACATAACAGCATGTGCAAGTGCTGCTTTAGGGTTAAGTTTACCACCATTAACGCGGTTCTCATAAAAGTCGTTCATTACCGAAGCTGAAAACTCACCATCTTTATTCAATAGGTTGTCGGCAATAACCTTACCCCAAACGTCATACCCATCACGCCACCATTGAGGCTGCTCAAAATGCCACTTGTGCATCTTGTATACGCGCCTGTTAGAAGTCCAATTGCCGTTATCTCGCATCTTGGTACAGCAGTAAGTGCCACCACCGCTAGAACCAGCAGATCCACCATCACCACCGCCACCACCACCGCCACCACCGCCACCACCTTTACCGCTATTCTCTACTATTTTCTTTGGCTTAACTTTCTTTTTCTTACCAAACTTAACGGCATTACCAGAACTGTCTTTGATAACATTGCCAGCTTTATCGCCCACCGTTCCAGAACTCTTACCGCCAGTAGTGGCCTTATCTTTTTGTCTATCTTCTGCTGCTTTAGCTATTTTTGCTGCTTTAGCCTGCTTCGCGTCATAAGCAGCTTTATCATCAGCTATCTTCTTAGCCTTTGCTTTAGCCAGAACTGCATCCTTAGCTTGCTTTGCTTTAAGGGCTTTATCTGCAGCATCTTTAGCGTCTTGAGCTAGTTCATCCTGTAAGCCTGTCTGTAGGTCGTACTCGCTAGTTAACTGATCTGCAAGCAAACCTTTTATAACTGGGGTTTGAGACTCCATTACAGGATTACTAACAGGGCTACTAATCTGTGGAGCATCATAAGGAGTAGTTTGAGCGACTTGGCTAAAATCTTCTTCCACGCCCATTGGAAAGTAAAAGTCTGGAACTTGATTTGGTGCTAAAGTCTCCACCTGCTTAGTAGGAGTATTAGCTTCTGTAAAATTTTGACCAGCACCATACAAAGCATACTGATCTGCAAGTTTTTGTGCTTCATACTTATCAGAAGCCTGATTCATTTGATTTACAGCTTCTGCCTGAGTCATAGATGGGCCGCTAGTTTGTGACAGTAAGCCATTACTAGGGCTTGGGGTAAAACCATCTGCTAACCCTTGACCATAATCAACAGCCTGTTTGATAGCCCCAATAGGTGTAATGCTTTCAATAAAGTTTCCAACATTCTCACCAAAACCTATTGGTCTACGTCCTGCCTCACCAAAACTCATATCTTTATAATCAACAACGCCATCACCGCTAATGTCTTCTGTTGGGGTGCTATAGTCGTATGGATTGTACTGGCTGTTAACGCCAAAATAATCACCATCGTTATTACCGCTACTATTACCGCCACCACCAGTAGGAGGAATACCACCACCATTGCCACCACCGACATTACTAAACATCTGCTGCACTTGCTCTGGGCTAGCCGCATAGTTGTTTTTAGCTGGGGCGCCAGTAAACGGATCTATAAACATATCAGCCATAGCTTGGAACTGAGCAGGGCGATTAGCTTGGAATTGGTCAACAGACTCTTGATAAAGTGGGGCGCTAGAATAGCCTTGCATGCCGTTTGCAAATGTCTGGGCCTGTGGCATTCCTGCCATCGCATTAAAGCCTTGAGGGGCTAAACCAAAGGCGCTAGCTGCATTGCCAGTAGACTGCATACTTTGCTGCTGCATAGGTGATAGCGCGGCAACGTCTGGCCCGTAATAAGGCGTATACCCAATCTTAGATACATCATTTGCTTTGTTTATGTTCTGAATAGCAGCATTTTCTAACCATGCTGGGATCTCAGTAGTCTGTGAACTTGAGCCGCCTTTGGACATTTTAAAACCTCTTCTCTAATAACACTAGCTGGGCTTGCCAACCATCATTTTTTAATGCTTTAACCCAACCTTTACGGCCTGTCATGGTAAGGCTTTCACACCCTTGGCTAATAGCCCATTGTACCACACTAGGGTGCATACCTAAAATCTCTTCTAAATCACCACCACCTAAAAATACATGCAGAACCTTTTTCTGTGGGTAGACCGTTATCTCTGTTACTAGGCAGGAATCCTTAGCAGGCCATAGCTGCATCTCACCAGCCAGAATAGACTTTACAATATCCTCATATAAATGAGTGCCACCGCCATACTCTAATGCCGATTCTATCCAACCTTTGCAGCGTTCTAGTTCATTCATGGGTTATAAAAGACAAACTGATTTAGATCTTCAGACAAGAAGGTTTTTTGAACAATGCCATAAGGGCAAAAATGTTCTGTAACGACAGTGATAGTGTCGTACCTAATTTTATTCCACTCCACCTTTAGAGCTAAGTGTCTTTTGCCTGCTTTTCTATCCATATCGAAGTTGTCATAACCGTCTAGTGTCTTCCACTTCAAGGGTGCTTCTCTTCCATCTAATCCCCCGTAAACCGATAGAGTCCTAAATGTGCAAGTACCTTCAACGTAAAGAGCGGTTATGTAAAGGTCATTGTGCTTAGGTGCAATGTTTACACGGGTTACGCTATGGTAAGGAGGTTTTGGCGTAAAAAGCTTAATCGCTAAAAAAGCAACAGAGCCTATTGCTAGCATTGCTAACGCTTCTATTAAATAGCGTTTAGCAGACTTCCGTTTAACTGTCAAGACCGCCTCCAATAACCCACGATACGATGGCAGCAATAAACAATGAAGCTATTGCTTTAAACACCCATCCTCGCGTTTCTACTATTTTGTCAACAGTGCTACCTACCGCTGAAGCCTCACCCTTTACTGTAAGCAAGTCCTTCTCAACTGTTCTAAACTCATCATTTAGCGCATCAAGTTCTGAGTGCAATTGACGTACCTTTAACTCAAGCTGGTCAACTTGATAATTTAACTTGTCTGTCACTTGTATATCCTTATATCAATGCAGGTATTAGATTGGTGTTTGATTCGATACCAGTAATTTTATCTAACTTGGCTTCTTGCGCTTGCGTTAGCCCTGCAGACTCAACTAAAACGGCTTGTACAGGCGTTTCCATATTAGTTTGCCTATGCCACCTACCGAGTGTTTCTGCCATTGGAGTATCTCCTTCTTGCGTATAGACGTATCCGCTAATGGTCGTCACTCCATCAGCTTCTTGTGGCCTAATTCGCCAGCCTCGCTGTAAGAACAGATACAACGCAATTGGAGCTGAACCGCCCAACTGCGTCATCCCTACCCCATATTTGAGGTTATCGTCGAGAACTGACCAATCAACCATAGCCGTCCATATCTGACGGCCCGAAACATTAAACGAATCAAGCTGTATTATTCTTTCGGTTGGGTAAAATTGAATAGCCATTATCAATCCTTACAAGTAGGCGCGATCTGTTTCTGCAACAAGTCCAATAGTGATAACTTTAGACTGCGTTAACGTCCCGACCGCTACAGCAAACTTAGAGAAGTTTGGAGCAATTCCGATTAGGGTTACTGCTTTATCCGTACCAGCAGATGCGGCAACTGAGTCGTTGTCATAATCGAAGGTAAATGGAATTTCAAGGGCATCAATAACACCAGTAATAGGGTTTCCAGAAGCGTCATTAACAGTGACTACTCCGTTACCGTCCTCTGCATAATCGTTGTTAGCACCGTCAGGGGAAGTATACATCAAACGGTAACTAGAACCTAGTTGAACCATGACTGGGTTAAACGTTAATTTACCAGCGGCCTCAAATGGGTTCGCCCTTGCAGTGCCACCTGTATCAGCAAAGGTAATGCGGTTTGAGTCTTCTGGTGCTACGTCATCAATGAAAACACCCGTGGCTGTGTTTAGTGTATCGCCAACAAACGAGCAAAGCACATCAGCCGTCTGGCCAATTACACTGCCTGAGCCGCTGTCAATGTCACTCGATTGACGTAACAGATATTGGCACTTTGTGTACACTTTTTCTAACGGCGCTCCATTGGTATTACTTATTATTTTTCGGTAGTTAAAGTTACTACCACCTATTAATCGACTTTGGTCGGTTGTAAAATATTCGACTGTAATTCCGTCATACGGGTAGCTGTTCATTTGGTCGTCTAGGTCAGATATTTTTAAATCATCTTCATTAGATAGCAGCAGGTTAACAATAAACGCGCCAGTAGCTGTTTTACCTGTGTCTGCCAAAACAGAATCTTTGAATTTTTTACCCTGCTCACGCACAAAGCCTTTGAAGAAAGTGCGCTTGTCAAAATCACCATTATCGGCATCACCAAAAACTTGAATACCCTCATTACACTGATCTGTAAAAGTAAAGTTTGTTGGCGGGTCGCTAGGGTCAAGCTGGTAATATAATTGAGAACCGTCGTTAACTAATCCCAAGCCACCCATACCTGCATGCTGTCGAGTTAAAGCCCCTGCTCTATTGTATTCGTTCCAGCCACCATCCCTCTGCATCGCTCTAGTTGCGTCATTCTTTGGCCCCCATCCATTGGCGTTGCCGCCTGCGTCTATACCAAAGAAAAACTGTCCCGATAACGCGTCAATGGCGTTCATGGGAAACGGGCTATCTTGATATGCCTCAGTAGCCCACAAGTCGACAAACTTACCGTACAAAGCCTGTATAGTTACGCCGTCTTTTTCATTTAAGCCTGCTGCACCATCGATAAATTCGTAAGTACGGGCCGACTCGTCAATAATCAAATTAGTACCGACAATGAGGTCTGATCTTGCTTTTAAAGTAGCCATTTTTTAAATTTCCTTTGATAAAATAATGTAATTTGTATTTGAGTAGCGTCTCAATCCACCACTCAACCGCTGCTCTTTAACGGCTTTAAAGGTACAGCCATCTGGTAGTTCCAAGTCATCAATATTTTCAAATGTTAGCCCGATATACTTGCCGTCTGTCGTTTCGATGATTTGCTGCATTAAAGGTAATTCCTATCAAATATTAGTTGAATTGGTAAAGTTTGATTTTCGCCCGAAAGGTAGTATCCATACGAGAAATTTGGGGTGTAGCCCTGAAGAACAACGCCAATGTCTACGTACTGCGCCCCCACATAAACATACTCAAAATCATTACTTGCCTGAGCGTCTACACTTGCAATAACTATGTTAGTACCAGCCTCCAGAATAAATACATCAGCGCCTGTTTGGTTCACCTGAACAGTCAGCGTTTTGTCTGGGAGGATAGTCCCAGAGGAATCTGTAAGCGCCCCTGTAGCTTTTGCTCCATTGAGTCTGGTTATAGTTGAAGTGGTGGTTATAGCACCAGTGTAAGTGCAACCATTTAAAGTTAACGACCAACTGCCAATATTAACAAAGTCAATAACAAACATGTCATCATCGGCTGTACTATTCGCAGTCTGCGCTAATTCATGATGATAAAAATCAAAGAGTGTTTGTGAGTTGGTATCTCCAGTAATCACTATAGATTTATTGGTAAAATCTAAAGTTATCCCAAGGATTGCTGATGCCTGTGCTTTAGTGGATACAAGCCTAACGTTGTCACTCGCTCCTAAAAGCTCGGTAGAACGTGAGCTATAAGATAAGTTGGTTTTTGCAATCGGGATTATGCCATATTTCTTAATATAAAGAGAAAATGGTTCATAAGACACTGCTTCTGATGTGTCTATGGCAATCTTTGTCCAGTCGTTAGTGATAACAAGACCTTTTTCATTGGTGCCTATTGAAGTTGAGATTATAGTGCCATCTGAATTTGATGTTAGGGTTTTTGTTTTAATAGGTGAATATGGACTTGCATTTTTACCCGTAGTCCAACCAGCATCACCATTTACATCTATTAGTGCAATCAGCGCATCTTCGACAGGTACACCCGTGGAGTCCTGAATTTTAATGTCTACAGAATAACCTTCATACATTATTCCTGTTCCATCATTGTTATGCCATTTAAAAGCTTTGTCGTAGCCCACGGGGAAACTTGTATTCCAGAAGTAGGCTTCTTCATAAAATTGATAAAGAAATACAGGCGTATTAAACAAAGGGTCGTTGGGCGCATCTCCAAAGTACGCTAGATCAAAAACATCTGCGCCCTGCAGATCATTTTGGTCACTCCTTGGACTTAGTATTCCTGAGAATACTTTATGTCCAAAACTGTTGATAGGTTGTTCGAGTGTCATTAAGCCAGAACGTTCTCCGAAAAAGTTACAATTCTTTGTATCGGTGTTACTATCTTCAAGCAAAACTATATCTCTAAAAGTACAGTCATAAGCAGTAAATTCGTCAGGGTTTACTTTTTGGTTAATGCGTGAAAGTTTGTTAGACCCATAAGCAGTACCTTGCATTTTATTGATAATATCCAACCCGTAAAAACGTGTAGTGCCTTCCAGTGCCACCTCAACATAAGCGTTGGTACTACCTTCGCTCAAGGTGTTACCGTGGTTGCATAGAGTTATGGTACCGCCTTCTCGTCCCTTGCCGTCAATTGACATACCAAACTGTACAAATCCACCAGCATTTGATTTTAAGCGTTTTTTGTCCGTATTAAATATTAAACTATTTTTCACACCACCGAACACGCCTCCAGATTTAACTTCAACACTGCCAACTTCCACCGCCACAATCTTGCCTCTTGGATCCCCGATATAAACCGCCTCTACACCACCGTTTTCGGGAACATCCGTCAGATCAGTTACATCGTAGCTAATTGTAAAGCCTGTTGTATTATCTGGTTGAGTCTCCCAATCTTCATAGACTGTAACAGTGCTGGATGTTGAGCTTAGAACACAACGGCTTTGGCCTGCTCCTGTTCCACCTGTCAGATAGATAATTCTTGACGCCCATGATGTACTAAAACCTGAACCTGTCAGAGTATTTACTGAACCTCCTGACGCAAAACCAGTGGCAAAGCCAGAATCGATCTCAATGTCTAAACCATTTATAGTTATACTCATTTATGCCTCTGTTACGCTGGTCAATACGCCATTAGTGTAATTAAGTGTTTTTGTAATTATAAAGCCAGCAGAATTAGTATTCACTATCTGGGTTAAAGCGCCTGCTGTATATGTAAGTGCCTTTGTCGTTCCGCTGCCATACGTTATAAGCGTTAATACTCCAGCAGTATAGGTAAATACTGGGTTATTGAGCGTTTCCGTTGCTGATAGCTCGACCCATGCACCATTTTTAGAGATTACAGGGTATCCGCTTCTATCCCATAGAAGTACGCCATTCTCTGCTGCAGACTCAGTAGAACCTTTGTGTCTTAAGGCACTACGCGTTGCTGCTAGCCATGTTACTAGACGTTGCGCCCATTGCTGCCAGTTCCCACCTACAAGTGCTGGTGGCCTATCTTGGAGGCTCAACGCTTGCCGCCTTGCTTAACTTCCAATCTATTAATACCAACACGCCAATCATTAGCACTAACCCCTTCAATGCGTATCCTGATTTGTCTGCCAGTGAAGCGTAGGCTAGTGGGATTTGCCATATTAAATGGGCCGTATGTTCTTTCCAAATCGTTGGGATAAAATCTAGTTTTAAAAGTTGCGTCAACATCGCCCTGAGTTTTCTCATCTGGTATCATTTTAGTAACGGACATAACATTCTCACCATCACCAATAGATATTGGGCCTGACTCTGCAAATGGTTCTACACCATCATAGTTAAATCCGATTTCATGTTCATATATTTTGTAGGTCGTTGCTGAAGCCATTAGTGGTTGTCGGTACGCGCTTGCGTCTACACCCGATGTTCTATCCATCAACCCAATAGACCACGTTTTATCGTTGTAGTTAAATACAACATATCGGTCATTTTCATTAGAAGAACCTGAAGGATAAAACCACCAGATCTCACCAAAGGCTTTATTTGATACTGAGAAGACTTTGCTAATCTGGCTATGGTTTATATCTGAAAAGACATAATCACCCACGTCACAATCAACTTCAACTACAGATCCCCCAGTGTATGAATAGAAAGACCTACGACCCACCCACATAGCCCCTAGATCCACAACAGATACCGCTAAAGATGATACTATGCCGCACGATGTGCCAACTCTCTCTATGCCAAACACATAAGGGGGGCCACTATACGTTGCTGCATGGGCATCAGTATCAGTAAGTATTAATGTCTGACCCTGAACCTTAACACCGCATTGTATACGTCCATCTGTCTGTAGCTCTATACTTCCAGCTTCGTTAGTCGCGGCTGCAGTCCATACAGTGTTATCTTCACGGTCTGACCATGCAAGGCTGCGAGGATTTCCACCTGCACCTAAAGCCATAAGAAAGCGTTCATCAGTCACTACAACAGACCTATTACCAACAGGGGCGTTAGCAATAAGTGCAGCAGGAGTGGCGCTATTTAAAGCCCACTCATAGATCTTGCCATCAGCATTTGAACAGGCTATAAGGTTTTGGCCCCAAGATTGCAAAGACCATGATGTAGCAGGTACAGTTAATAGAGTCTCCTGTCTAGGAACTCCAAACCTCTCAACCCCGTAATATGAGTTACCAAAGCCAATTGGATTAGTAGCATTTTCATCACCAACAGTTAGACCTGCTGGTGTTATATCTGCACGAACACCGCCAGAATTATAGTAATAGAGCTTATTATATGTGCCTGCAGCAATGTAACGGGCCGATAAATTATCCATCCATGTGTGCATACCACGGATCTTAGCATTAGCAGCGTTAGGGCTACGTGTACGCCATCCACCAATAGGCCGTAAAGTGTTATCGTGCCACCTTACCAGATTAGCATCACGCCACCGTCCAGGCCCCTGTAGGTCTGTACCATTGCGGTAAATTCCTGCAGGTAGGTCTAAAGGGATCAGTGCCATAATTACTCTTCCAGTGCTTCAATACGTGCTAGGGCTTCTTGTAATGTCGCCACAAGTATCGGAACTATTTTAGCTTGATCGATTCCTTGGTAATCTGGGATAGAACGAGTAGCCATAACTGCTGGAGTAGTCTCACGCCATTGCTGACCATCTTCTAAGGTTTCAGGCTGCTCAACGTCTGAGCCATGTATTACCTCGGATACGGCTGGAGTAGTTATTACAGTTTCCATCGTTGGAACTTTAGTAGTTACTTCAACTTCAACCTCAGTAGATACACCATCAACATCTTGTCGTTGCACAACAGTCTCAACTAGATCAGTAGTCACACCTTGCTCTGTGGTTTCAACAATAGTCTCGCCAGCTAGGTTAACGTATGAACCTGTTTCGACTGTTTCCATGACTTGAGATTCAGTAGCAACTTCTGCAATAGCTGCTGTATAAACATCACCTGTTGCTGGGCTAACTTCATACTCTTCGTCAACCATTCCATTGTGAGTGCCAGTAGCCGCTGCTGGTATAACTGCCTGCAATTCATGTGCTAAGAAACCGTCTACACGCTCACCGCTAGAAATCCACTCAAAGTTAACTGGCTTTAGCTGCATAAATGTAGCTGTAGCACCTGTCATTGGCTGCCAGTCAGTCTTTAGGCGGTAGTCTGAAGATGTGTTGTAGGATGTGCTAGATCCGCTTGTTACAATATTGCCGACCATGCCGTTAGGGTTGAAAAACTGATGATGATTTTTTCCTGCGGTAGATGTTGTTGACGATAAAATGCGAGCTTCATCACCAGAACTTTCAAGAATAAAACCTACTGTTGCTCCTGTCGAACTAAATGAGCCAGCTTCAATATCTCCAAAGTTATCAATAGTCATGGCAGTATCCCAGATTATCGCTGAGTCTGCTGCACCACTCGCTGCCGTGAAGAAGGTGTGTACGCCTAGATGCTGCTGATATAGGGATGAATAACCTGCGCCATTTGCACCAATGCGCTTCCACTGTCCATCGTTGTAATTGTTAGCGCCTACTAAAACAGCATCTCTATCGGTTCTGCCGTGAATATTCGCTCCAGTTCCTAACTGAAGAGCAACGTGATTACTTGCCCAATCCTCTGGAATTACACCAAGACCTACGTTGCCAGATGAATCTATTCTCATGGCTTCGGTCATAGCTCCACCGCTTGTGCGGGTTGTAAACTTTAAGCCTCCAGAATAATTGCCGCTAGTCCCGTTCTCTTTAAAACCTTGAATACCACCCATGTTAGTAATGTTAGATGAGTCATACTTGGCTCTAAATACAATACCGCCACCCACTCCTGCTGCATATGCAGTAGTGTCTGTGATAATGACGTTAGATACTGCGTCACCAGACGCTACTGTGCCTCCATGAAGCTCAAGAGCTTGCACTGGAGAGCTAGTACCAATACCTACGTTGCCACCAGCATTAATAGTAATAGCTGTTTCTGTAGAATTATCATCAATACCTGTAGACTCAAAGCCAGTAATGGGGCCTGTCATAGCGCCGCCAGATTTAGGCAAGGCAGCGGAGGATAAATCATCAGAAGATTTCATCTGGGTATCGATGAGATCCATATCGGTATTTAGCTTGGCTCCCCAAGTATCCTCTGACGCTCCAATTTCTGGCTTTGTTAAGCCGTAATTTGTGGTAGTTGTATCAGCCATGTTAAAAATTCCTATTAGATAATCTATTTACTATTATACTACAAATCAACCCATGAGGTGCTACTGGTTGGCAGCGCATCCCAATCAGCAGAATCTACTGGTTCAGGTTCGTATTTAAGTCTTCCCGTTGCCACAGTTTGTGACAAAGCATTAATAGCAGCCAGCCCTATTAGTGTAACTACTCCATTGGCTATTGTGCCTGAAGTAACAACTATAGAAGACCGCCCCGAATAATCAGCTACAGCATTGGCTACGACTGAAGATAATGATTCAATACTGGCAATGCCTAATCTTACCAATTGCCCATCGGCTACTGTACTAGACTCTGCATCGATCTGTGAGAAACCTAACACCACCTTTTGACCACTGGCAGACAATAAACTTGCAGCGTCTATTGTAACTACTGAATTAGCTATAATTGCAGCATTAGCTGTAACAAACGATTCCGCAGAAACTATTGCAAAAGCATCTACATTGGTGGTATTGCCGTATACTCCAGCACCATAAAGACCCCTTGCATACAGGTTTTTATTACCAAATAAACTGGAGCCATAAAGACTTGAGCCGTATAAGCTAGGCATTACTAGCTTAGGGTTACGTCAAAATCACCAGCTTGGAAGCGAAATACATCGCCAACACCAATAGCCTTGCTAGCAGTAAGTGCTGTTTGGGCTAGCATATTACCACCAGATACCGAATCAAACACTGCTGTATGCGTTATAGTTCCCCATACACCAGTAGCCGCTGAAAATTCAACAGCAGAAGGGTTATCTACAGCACCAGCAGTAGCAGCATCAAAATTCATAGATTTACGCGAATATGATCCACCAGTACACTCTGTACCACCACCAGCCGCATTTGTGGCAGATGTGAATAAACCAATATAAACATTTGCAGGTGCGGTATAGGGAGTGGTTCCTAGCACATGGTCTAAAACTTTATTGTCTAAAAAAGTGGTAAATGACATTAGTATGATCCTATTTTTAAGCGTAGGCCTGAGCCACTAGCTGTTGATTTACTGCTAGCGTCATTAATTCGCTTTACAGCCGTTGTATATAATGCAGACCATGTTTGAGCGCGTTCATCTTCTTTCAAAAATGGTGCTGAATGCAGCAAAGCACCATACAAATAAACATCAGGGTAATGAGTTAAAAGCCAGTTAGTAGTAACTGAAGCTGATAGCTCTGGAACTTTTTCATAGTATAACAGAATTGCAGACTGCGACCCACTTGGAGTTGGGAATACCTCGAACTGAGATGAGTTTAGCGCGTAGCTGTGCGGTATACCTGTAGCATCATCAACCCTAGCCCTAGCTGCCTGCATGGACGACAGAGACATATACTCAAGGTCTACAGTGCCGTTAGCAGTCATGTGAAAGCGTATGGTCTGGATCCAATCGGAAGGGATACCAGTAAACTGACCATCAATGGTAGTCTCTGCTCTCTTCTCCATCCTCCAGTGCCTTACCTCATTGCTGATAGAAGACTCTGCTAGTGCAATAAAGTCTGGTATATTAGCTGTCAAATCATCACGGTTTAACCAACCAGCGATAGATGTTTGCAACTCTGCGTATGTTGAAATAGCCATTAAAGCGTCCTGTAAGTTTTAATCATTATACCTTAAAGTAGACCTGCAGGCATATTGTCTTGATCGTTCATAGAGTTAGCCCCTAGAATACCAGCCCCTGTAGCTGATATGGCTGTTATCACGCCATTAGAATCGATCTTAAAGCCCAACCTGTCCAACTCTTTTAGTAGCTTATCGTCAATCACACCACCCCAAGTCCCAACCTCCATAGCTCGCCTAGGGGCTTCCCTAGTGCTGAGAAGATCCGTACCTTGAGGGCCGCTAGTAAACTCACCTTTTTTATCCATAGCCCTAGCTAATCGCTCTGGATTTAAGTCCATTGCGGTAACATCTGTATCTAATGTGCCAAGGTATTTTCCACCTACGCTAGATGGGTAAGTCGCATTACCACCCCCAGCAACTGATCCCCTACTCATATCGAATAGTCCAACATTCTGAAATCCACTTACAGGGGCGTTTAACTGAGATTGGTCAGACACAGCAAGCCTAGCTTGCGTAACAGATATCCCACCCTTATCCCTATAGTTTTTGTCCATATAGTTCATTAAACTTTTACGGGCTTTATCTGGTAGCAACCCGTACTGATCTGCGCTTTTAGGGTTATCTAGCCCAAGCCAATCAGGTATTACTTTTTTAATGTCAGCGTTAAGGGCTTTCTTGGCCTTACTTGGCATATTCTCTGCTGCGTATGAAAGCATGGTTTGACCTGTTTTATGGGCAAAATCACCACCTGTCGGGGCCATTCTCCAAGGAAGGAATATAGGATTATTACCTGTCCTTGCCTCCATTTCTATAGCAGCTTTCATCATTTGAGGCGTTACACTATCACCAGATGCCCACATATCTGGATGGCTTCTCATATAGTCTTGACCACCAGTAAGCGGTACACCATATGCCAATCTCTTATCTCCAATTCCCTCAAGTACACCACCTGCAGCAGTGCGGTCAGACATCGTTGTAACGTATGGCTTACCCTCCAGATCCTGTAAGGAAAGCCTACTAACCGATGCAATATCTTTAGATTTATTTACGTTTGGTCTATATAAAGTTTCTTCAGCTTTTCGAGGACTATAACGAGGGTCGTATTCAGACCTGCTGTATTGTAGGTCATCAACATATCTACCTGTGCTGTCAACCTTCCCTACACCTGCCCTCTTACCCATATTCCTAGCAGCAGCAACCATGCCCATCTTACCGCCACCTGTAGCTATATCAATTAGGTCTAGCTCTGGTGATACATTAAGCAAGCCTTGCGCTTCTGGGTTCTGCTGGTAATAAGGTACAGGGTCGTTTACACGCTGCATGAAGGTAGCTTCTGCTGCCTGCATTTGATTTAACAGCCCTTGCTTACCTATGCTAAGGTCTGGCCTATCTGCAAGCAATCCAGATCCAATAGAACCAGCAGCCTCATATCGCCTCTGCTGATCCATGTAGCTATCCAACAAGCCCATTACACACGCCCCCAAATTGCCATCTCTAACATAGCGTCTGAGGTTTCTTGCATGCGACTAGCAACACCAGATCCAGACTCTACAGCAGCTATGAACTCATCATTGTTTAAGAACTCAACTGCAGCCCCATCCCAATCACCAGCGTTAATCAACCTCAATGTTGCAGGGCTACCACTTAGACCACCCCTATAGGTTGAGTCTAATAGCCGTAACCTTATAAATGCTGGTAACTCGTCATAGGCTGGAACTATCTGTCGCGTCCTATCCTCAAAGATGCTAACCACCTTATCAAACGGCATACGCAAGTATCGGCCTGTCTGACCAAACCCACTTGTTAATACATCTTTAGTGTCTAAGTATGGAGATTCAGAGTAACCTTCTAAGCTAGCAATGTGATGCTCGGCATCAGTCAGCGGCCTACCTAGAAGACCCTCAGCTTTATCTGTTGCGTCCTTGCCATGAAGGTGCATCAGTAACCGCGCGGCTTAGATACTGGCTTTTTAACTTTCTTCTTCTTCATGCTATCACCTCCACTGATTAATGATTAATTATACCACGTTTATACGATACCTTTAAGGCCTCTCTTCAGTGGTCCCTTGTGCTTCTTGTTAGTCCTTCCTAGCTCACCTGACGTAAATGCCTGCGCCATCTGTCTAAGTGCGTCAGCGGCCTCTGAGTGTCCTTCAGACTTGTCTGGAGTAGATAGCCACCGCTTATCGCTGTTAGACCACTTACGTCTATACGATTTAAGGTGATCTAGTCCTTTGCTGCAGTTAGTTTCGTGGAACCAGATGTAGGGGAACATATCACCCGTTTGTTGGATACCCCATAGGATTGCATCAATTCGCGGAACGATGCGCCAGTTACAAGACGGCATTAGCTGCTTTAACATCTGCTTTGGCGACTTGTTATCTAGCATGCCTTGGCGCTTATGGTCTGCATCATGAGGTAGATAGCACGTATCAAAGACCAGATCTAAATCCTTTAGCCATTTGATAACGTGTGAATATGGCTCGTTCCATGCCTCATAGAAGTGGATACAACGATACTCAAGGCCAACAGCTTGCACTACCCATACAGCACAACCATCGCTTGCCCCAATATCAAAAAATGCCATACAAGGCTGCGACCTTATAATAGGTAAGTTAGAGATCCTACCACCTTCCTTAGCCTCGTTGATTTCACGAAGCCAATATGCGCCCTCTGGATACTCTAAGAAGTCACCCTCCCAGATATGCCCATAAGTGTCTGGCCTACGCTCAAAGTCTTCTAACCTCTCCTGCTCTAGTACGCTGGGAAACCAAGGGTTATCTGTGTGATTTAACGCCACAATCTTACTATTGGCTGGTGGGTTTAGCCTGTAGCGTTCATGCGTTGCAGAATCCTTTGATTCAGGGTTCCACGTTACCCAAACCTCTGAGCTATCTTCCCGTACTGTGGGAATTAGCTTACGCCATGCAGATTCACTTACGGTTTCACCCTCATCTACCCATGCCAGTAGCAAACGGGCCTTAGACTTGATGCTATCTAGGTTGTGACGTAAGCCAGCAAATACATAAGTTATGCGACCATCTTTAGACCTAATGTATCTTTCACCGATCTCATAGTAATTCTCTAACCAAGGCACTGAGCGTATAGCAGACTTAACCTCCTCTAAAGAAGATTCTTCTAGCGAGTTTAAATGCTCACGCCCACATAGTATCTGTCCAGATATGCCTGAACTGCCAAATTTGTAACCCCATACAGCAGTCATTAAAGCAAAGCTGCGCGTCTTACCAGATCCGCGCCCACCAAAACTACCACGGTATCGAGCTTCCCCTTCAAACACTGGTACTAATTTAGGTGGTAGTTCTATGTCTGCTTTAGACACTACAGATCACCAAACTCTTTAGCCACTAACTGGATAACGGTAGGGGGGGCCATAGATCCATCACTGCTGGTTTGATCTACCTGTGACTTCTCTGACAACCCATGCTTACCCATCAATAGCTTAACTAGGTTAGCATTCATATCGCCACCTAGACCGCCATCCATAGCCACGACAAACTGCATTTGCTTTACCTTAGCTAATATATCCTTAAACTCTTTGTTTTCTTCAGCCCATCGGTAAAGCGTAGTGTCAGCTATGTCTAAATATAAGCACATATCTTGATGGCTGGGTATCAAACGCTCATACTCTAATAAGTATCTATTAGCTTTCTCTAATAAAGCAGGTGTGTACTTTGTTGGTCTAGCCATTGTTAATAGCCTCCTCTAGTTTCAACCACTCGTCAGTGTGTAATATTGCTACATGGTCATTAGAACCACATAAAAATACTTTATAAAATACACAAGGTGGTTTTATCTTGTAAAGTATAAGTTTTCCAGTAATCTCTACAACATGAGATACCATGCTGGGGTTTACATATACATAGTCATTTGAATAACCATATTCAATAGAATCATCATCTTCAGGATAATTAAAACACCAAGGTTCTCTTTTTATTATCTTTAATTCAATCAACATAATCTTATCCTTTCTGCAGTGTCCACCCTGTGGCAGACCTAACTCAACAGTTAATTTTAACACTATTAGCCTATCATTTCCATGTATTCTGATAATGTCATACCTAGTTCTTTGGCTGCTTTTATGTCAGCAACCCCTGTCCTAGCCTTTTGTGATGCAATGGCTTGGTCATTAAGCATTTTCGCATTACGACTTAAGATCTCTTTAGCTTCAGTCTTTGTGTAATACGTTACCTTGTACCCTTCCTGTCTCAATAATATGCCGTTAACAAACCATATCCAGCATACTATCCCAATAACAACGCCTAAGCAACTAACTGCTCTAGTTACCATACACTGCCTGTGTGCAATCTTGTGTACTATCTTAGTAGGTTTTAAGTCAAAGTTATTATTCATTGTCTTTTCTCCTCTTTTGCAAGTGCTTCCTCGCAACTAGCGACAGCCTCGGTAGACCTAGCAATAGCGTCATCGTAAGCACTTGCTGCACTAAATGCACTTACAGCAGCTTTATATGCGTAGGAAGGAACTAAAGATTCAGTGCCTTTAATTGCTTCATCAGCAGCGTCTTTAGCATTAGCTTTTAATTCTTCTTGACTAACGGATAAAGGGTCAGCTAGAAACTTTTTTACAAGCTCTAAGTTCTTATTCATGATTGTTTCTTCTTTCTGCTTTATAATATTCAGACACCCATTCAGTAGCATTAGAAGCACTAGCGGCTGCATCGGCAGCGTTTTCAGTAGCTTTAGCAACAGCTCTAGCAGCATTATTATTAGCGTTTAACTCTTTTCGACTAACCGATAAAGGGTCAGCTAACCACTTCTCTACAAGCTCTATGTGTTTATTCATCATAGATCCTCCCACTCGTCTGGTATTGATTCTGGATGATCTTCATAAAACTGCGCCCTTCGTTCTGGATCAGCCATGATAGCCTGCTGTTCTAAATCTTCTTTGTCTTCATCAATTTGATCTTGTACTGTTTTTTCCCAACGCATATGATGCTCCTATGGGGCCGTAGCCCCGTTATTGTTTCACTCATCATCGCCACCTTCATCTTCGCTAAAATGCTCTTTCAATTCTTCGGGAGTTAAACTATCTTCCCAAGCCTGTCTGCGGTCATCTTCTATTTTAAACTTAGCTGCAATACGCGCTTCATCAATGGCAAACTTAGGGCTTGCCTCATACGCTTTTTGCTTTACCAATAGTTCAGCCTCGTATTCTTGAATTAGGTCACCCATGTTTTGAGTCATGTGATACTCCTATAAGCATTGCTTGATTTAACCACTTTTTTATACATTAATACAACTTTATCATGCTTAACTTCACCTCGTTTAAACGCGGCACGAATATCTTTGTATAGCTTGCTGTCTGTTTTGTAAGCTATCTCTATCTCCTTAAAAGTCTCAGCGTCTATACGCTCTGCCTCGGCATCTAACTGCTCATTAACAAGAGTTGATCTAAGTATTCTATAAATATCTTGGAAAGCATCGCCGTGGGGCTTCTTGCAGCTAGACTTGTACATTCTGGTATATGGGCCATAAGCGTGTTGAACATGGTGAGCAACTTCATGCGCCACAATAGCAAACAATACTGACTCAGGCGTTGCCGCTTGCTTTCTCTCTCCTATAACGGGGTCTGATCTATAGGCCGCGTATTCATTTAGCCAGCGCCCACCTCTATGGTATTCAGCTACATCTATAGAAATAGATTCATCTTCATACGCATAACTGCACTGGCTTTTCTTCTTAATAACAACATGAAGCGGCTTCCAAAAAGACTTTTGTTTAGCAAAGCCTATCTCATGCTTTGGCTTGTTAAGTTCAGTCATACATGCCTTAACCATCTTTAAGACCAATACACGATCTTCAACTGTTACATTCTTACCGCGCTTGCAAGTAATTTTCATAAATTACCTTTATTAAACTTAGTCATGTGATGCTCCGTTTGCTGTGTTGTTTTCTTAACTTACAAATAGTATACACACTTATGTAAACGATGTACAACATTTTTGATAATTCATTTCAGGGTTTCCGAATTACCCTGAACTTGTCATTGCAGCATGGCGATTAGTAGCTAGCTTGTACCTGCGATAGTCAGCCAATGATTGATCCCTCCCCCCACGCTTGTCTGCCTCGTAGATCATCATAATCACCTTATCAGTCTCTATAGTGGCTCTCTGCTCACGACTAGGGCCAGATGGCCTACTAGAATCTGGTGGAAATAGCTCACTAACACTCACACCTGCAGCCTCACAAACATCCATAGCGTTAGCACCACACGCAAAGCAATTGATTAGCACTTTACCATCTGAGCATTCCTTAATACCCATACTGGCAGACTTA